AAACTCCCTCCAATTCTGAGCAAGCCTTGATGGCGTCGTTGCGCCATGATGGCGGCAGGCGAGACAAGTCTAAACAACATCAGGCGAGGGAGTTCACGGAGAGCTGGAAGCAGTACGGTGTTGAGATGTTCACCGACTATCCCATGTTCACGGACGAGGACTGGGAGCTCCAATGCCATTGGATCGAAGCCTACCGCCAGGCCTTCATGTCATCGGATGATGCGAAGTCTTCTGGATGGACTGGCATTGTGTGGGCCAACGGCGGCAACAAGGGGGCTGTGAAGATGCATCACCAGGAGAAGCTCTTCAACGTTGTTGCGGAGCGTTACGCGCTTTTGCACATCGTTGCGTTCGCCGCCGAGGGCGACCATTGGTACGACAAAGGCACGTGGCTCGCGGAGAAGATGGTTGGCGACAGGTACGCCAAGTACTTCACGGGGCCTTGCTTGGCCCTCCGCGACCCACAGGTCATCTTTGTAAAAGGAGAACCGCATTCGGCGCGAAAGCTCGAGGCCCAGCGCTATCGACGGATCCACAATCTGTCGTTTGTCGACAGCCTGGTACGTGCAGTGGCACATACGCAGTACAATCACGCGTTGATCGACGCGTACCAGGCTGCCCACTACGGAGATGTCGTCGCCCTTGGCATTGGGCATCACGACGAGGGCCTGGAGAAGATAGCCCGCACCATCGAAAAGCAAGTGCAGACCGGTGGTGTCATCTCCATGGACGCCGAGGGTTGGGATGCTTCTTTGATGGAGGAGCATCTGGCGTCCGCGACTGACGTGCGCATAGCCGCAGTCGAGTCATGCCAGGGCGACTACGTGTGGTGGTATCGGCGCATGCTGCGCGTCTTGTGTCACATCGACAACAGGCACCTGTTGCTACTCGGCCAGACCCTCGTAGTGAACGACCACGTTGGGATGTTGGCGAGTGGTCATGCGAGCACTTCGTCCAACAACAGCCTCGTCCGCACAAACACTTTCCGTGCGGCGTGGCGACGGTGCAAGAGGTTCTGTAACCGGGTGACCGCAGCCACTGGTGACGACCTTACAGCGGCCACTTACGGTCTTGACACGGATGACGTGCTTGAGACTTTGGCCAGCTGGGGCATCAACACCAAGGCTGGCTCCGTTGTGGTAGGTACGTCGCACACTGCGGCCTGCCTGCCATTGGCGGAGTACACATCCCATGCTTTCTACCGCAAGATCGTCAGCGGCCGACCCACGTACACGGTGGAGTACCTTAACGCCGCTAAGACGCTGAACAGGTTCTTGACGAAGAGCGAGATCCGCGACGGCGTCTTTAGGTATGACAGTGATGCAGCCGATGGCGTGGCATTTGTGCTGCGCAACGCGCCCAAGGTGGCGTCATGGTTCCGCCGGTTCATTGAGACAATGGACCACGATGCGGACCTGCGGGAGGTGTACGTGCCGGGTGTGTAACCCGGTAAAAGATTGACTGCATCGCGGGTATTTACCCACGCTACATGTGTTCTCATGGCGCTACGGCGCACCCGACCCCGCCGCGCGGCAAGCTCGCGCGCGAGCGTACAAGCTCGCCGTGTTTCAGCTATGCGCGCGACCAAAACCAAGTCCCTCCCATCTGTCTTGCGAGCAGCCTTGCGCACACGCAAGCCCAAGACACAGACTCGCCGCGGGCCGATGATGTCCGCTGCGATTGTCGATGCACGGCAGGGAATTCACCTTGCGCCGCCGATGGCGACTGCGCCGTACGCGGTGTTGAGGACTCGAGTGTCTTTCACCTTGGC